GAATCTGTATCCATTCGTTTTCTTCTTTAATATCGGTTGGCTGCGGCAGCTTCCACTTGCCTACACTTCTATTCATTAGCTGAGATTATCTACAATCGTAACAGGGTTCATGTAGTTTTTAGTAGCCAGACCACCCTTATTTTTTCCAATACCACGCATTTGTTTCTTTAGTTTATCTACCTGCACTTGTGGCATTTCTTTAACGTCTGCAATAGTAACCTCTCTTCCCTTTCTTCCAAGGAACCGTGCTATGTTCGCAGCCTCTACATCACTGATATTAGCCATCAGTCTTCCTCCTCTACTGGCGCTTTTGGCGGCATAAGCATAACACCGCCCGATGCTTCTACTTGCATCTTCTCTGTCTTTACCAAACCTACGCGATCTAGCAATTCTTTTGCGGCAATCATCTTATCACGCAGACCCAGTTCTGTTGGATCGTATAGAGCGCCGGTTATAGACATCGCCGCCTTCGGTGCATTTTGTGCCATGTACATTTGTGTAGCCTCAAGAATTTCTTCCTTTAGCCCTTTAACAATTTCTGTTGTGGTTGTAGAGTCAGAATAGCCAGCTAACTTTTTAGCAGCTACCATGTTGCCACCTGCTTCGTCAAACAACACATTGAGAAATGCTTGTTGTTTTCCTGTTAGTTGTCTAGGCATTAAACTCTCCATGATGCATGGCATGAGCAAGTTTTGTACTACGCGATTTTACCTGAGTTGCCCACCTGCTGTCAAGCATTTCTTTTGCCGCTACGTCAAATTTATTTTCGTGTATAGCAGCCCACATCTTCTTGAACTTGGATAGTCTAGGCACACCTAGATTAAATGCCATGTCTACCAGTACAAGCTGACGTACAGCGTCAAGGTTCTCTACACAAGGGTGCGCACGGAGAAGTTCTTCTTCGACAATCTGTACGTCATTCTGTGCGAGGTACATTGCATCTGCTTCTGTGATGCCATCAGAATAAACATACTCAATACTTGGATAGTCCATCCAATCCAGTTCATCCTTTGTGATACCCCGGTCATCCAGATTTCTTCCGATGCCAATAGTATTAATGCCCAGCGTATCTTTGTATACGTCAAGACGCATACCCTCGTGGGCAACCAGCTTTTGCATCAAAAGGTCTTTATCGTATTTCATTTCTCGTGTCCCATCCATACAGCAAAGGCACCTGTCATGGCACCCGTAACTACACTAACTAGAGCCGCCTGTTCTGGGCTTGGGGAAGGTAGAGTCATAAACCACTCCACTACCCGCCAAGCCGATAGCGACATCATAAGCATCATCAAGCGGGGCAGTATCTTCCACTTGAGTATTCTTTCCATCGTTACTTCTGCCACTATTTATCCTCGCTTGTTCTTCGGTGGTTCTCTCGTGCAAACTCCACATCCGCAACTGGACTACCTCTTACCGAAGAATTTTGTAGCACTGCGTACACCAAAGCTAGCGGCAACAATAACACCAAGGCTGTACTGATACCACTCTGGCATGGACTGAAGCTGTTCAAAACCACTAGCTACTACGCCCTCCATGCCCGGTATGAATGCAAGTATTAAAGGCACACTGAATAATATTACAAGCCATTCATCTTTCCACGAGGATGCGCTACCTTTAATAGCTTCCAAGTCCCAATCAATTTCAGCGTTGGCTTTACGTTCATAAACCACCGCTTCAGCTTTCTTCTTAGCAACTTCAGCCTCAGTTTTAGCCTTGCCTTTTTCAACGTGACCCTCTAACCATGTGCCAGCTAAACTAGCTATCGGTCCTATCAGTGCTGTTAACATTCTTTATTTCCCATAACTTTTTCTTAATTAGATATACACGTTGCTCTGTATCTGGTTCTACGTCAGCTAAACGCACCTCACGAGGATCGTTATACACCTCTGCGAAATCGTGCAGTCTTTTTAGCAATAGATTTAGGCTGGCGTACAAACTGTTTTCCCTTCCGCGTACCTTCTCTCTTAGCCTTAGTTGTAGCAGCATACTCTGCACTTGTCAAGGACTTAATTGCTTTTTCAGGTAAATATCGTTCACCTGTCTTTGCCGACGGCTTACCTGACTTAGTGCGCCACTTCTGCTTTGTCCATGACTTGAGACTTTGCTGTGACTTTTTGAGTGCCATTATAGTTTTCCTTGTGAGTGCATAAGTAAAAGCACAAAAGCTGCCATTACAGCAAAACCAAGAATTAAAAGAAATGTTACAATAGTTATTTCGATTATCTGTTTACGCTTACGTCTAGCCGCCTCTTCTGCTTCTTTTTTGGCTATACGCGCCTTTGCCTGAAACCTTTGCCAATCGTGCCACAGACCGGGGCGACCTGTGTATATCATAATCTGCTTTAGCTGCTCTTCTTGTTCACGTATCTGCTCAAGAGCCATGAACTCTTCTAGGTCAGAGCCACCACCCTTTTTTATTGACTTGCGTTCTAGGTCTTGCTTCGCGCCAACAAACTTAGCGATTGCACTACCCGCTGCAGCAATGTCCTTACCGTTAGATACGGCTTGTTTGATAACTTGAAAGGCCGCGTTTGCAGCCGCTAGTTCTGCCAGCATCAGTACACCTTCGTATCTTCATTTACCAGTTTAGGTAAGCAGTATGCAGTTATCTTCTGTCCCTGCTTATGTAATGTCTGTGCATACCACACACATTCGTTTAAGTCACGAAAGTACATGTCTTTGCTGACCAGCCTCTCGTCCTCTCCTATGCCTATATACACAAACAGGAGAAAGACGTGAATCATGGTTAGTTGCGGTAACCGCCTCCTGCTTTTTTATAAGCTGATGCAAGCATCTGGGCTTTACGCGCCGACCATTGACCCGGAGCGCCGCCCTTGCTACCAGCTTTAATTCTATTAAATTGACGCTTTCTCATTCCGGGCTTAGTATAGTTGCCAGCTTCGTTAACTCTACTTTTGCTCTTTGCCGCACCACCCGGCGCAAGTTTAAGCGTTCTAGTCGGTTTCTTTTTCGCCCTAGCCGGTGCGGCTTTCTTTTTTGCGGGGGCTTTTTTAGAGACACGGATCATCTCCTACTCCTGTTCAGTTGATCTACTTTGCCAGTATTCTTCGCCATAATTGTGCAGTATTTCTTCACCCTGCTTTATTTCTTTAAGCGCATAGAACTTAACAAAGCGTTCATCTTCGTCTTCAATGTCCCACTCAGCGTTTGGACTTGCGCTATGATTGTAGACCATAGCGAAGCCAAGCGGGATATAATACTCTTCGGTATCGACATAAGGAGTGTGAAACATGTAGTCATGGAGGACACACTCATCTCCCACGTCACTATAATCCGCGACCAGATAAGGACACAACTCAATTGTATCTCCTTGAGCGTAGTCCTTATCCGCGAAAACACCAAGTCCATGTATTTCCGAATTTGCAACATATGGCATTACTTCTTCTTCTTAGCCATACCGCCGCGCATCATCTTTTTCTTCCTAGACATCTTAGCCATGCCGCCGCCCATCATTTTCTTTTTGGACATGCCGCCACCACGCATACGAGTCATTCCACCGCCGCGCATCTTCTTCTTAGCCATCTTTGCTTTACCGTGCATTGGCATTTCTCAATCTCCTTCTGTCAAGCACTAACGCATCATAAACGTCTTCTGGAAAATGTTCATAGTAATTTGACTTTTCCAGATACAAAGCTGCATCGTCTAGTTTAGAAAGTTTCTGAACAAAGACCATACAGTAAGACAGGCTATCATCAGTTACGTCATCATCGACAAGAAACTCAAGACCAGCCTCTGTTGCATCATAGTCGGGGTGGAACACCATTAGGTGTAAATCAATTCCGGCTATTGACATCAACTCATTCATGCCATCACATACACCATCAAGGTAATCCATGTCTGGCAAATCTTCTTCAGCCCAAACTACAATGTCGTAGTCGTGACCGTCAAACTCGCGGATAGCTTGCAGCAATCCGTCGATACCTGTATTAATGCTAAATACTACTTTGTCGTCTGCCCATGCTTTTCTCGCATAGGGGCAAGGTGGTAGACCGTTTAGTTTAGCATTGGGTATTTCTAAAAAGTCTCTAGACCACGTGCGGATGTCACGCTCTACCGGATGCACGTTGCTTTGTCTTTCTCTTTTGGGCTTCAATAAACTTTCGATACACTGCCGCAGCGGCCTTTTTACCTGCCGCTCTAGCGCGTTGTTCCATAGCAATCGCCGCTTGTGTCTTATGAGCATGTGATCTTCCAGACGCTTTAATTCTACGGACAGATGCTTCCGCATCTCTGACCGTAGCGAATTTAAGACCTTTAATGGTTCCTTTTGGGTTCTCATCTGTATACAGGTCACTATGCTTTTTTGACTTTGCGGGTTGCCCTTTTTTTCTTGGAACTCTTGGCGACACTTGGTAACAATCCTTTGTTTACAGCCCTTGCTCTTTCGCTAAAGCCCATCTTCTGTCCTGTGCGTATCTTACGCCGGATAGTGGATAGCTTGGCAACCATTACTTCTTCTTTAAGATTTTATCAACTACATCAGGGCGAACTTTTTTCAAAGCACGTAGTCCGGGGTTAAGGTTATCCACGACCCCGCCATTAGAAAGGTACATGTGTGGCTTGCCGTTTGCCATGCCACCCTGTGACATTTTAGATGGTCCCTTTTTACCTTTAGGCATTTTAGCCATGCCCACGGAGATTGAGATGACAGGAACTTTTTTATCGGCCATTATCTTTTCCTCTTTGCTACGCCACCGCGCATCATCTTTTTCTTTTTTGCAAAGTCACTGTCTTCACGCTTGATGACATAAGACACGCCATCAATATTGCGAATGACTTCATCCTTGCGTAATGTACCTTGGAACTTACGAAGCACACCCGCTGGCAGGTCTGACCTACGCTCTGGCTTTACCTTTCTATCTGGCATACGCTTCGGTTTAGTTTTAGGTGGAGCCTTGACAGGCGGTTTACGTGATCCACGAGTCGTTGGGCCGCTGGTAGGACGTGGCTTATCTGCAGACGGAGGTCTGCGTGATCCACGAGTTGCGGGACCACTAGGTTTGCGGGTAGCGGCTTCTGCTTTGCCATCTGTTAATTTTTGAAGAGCAACACCCCCGCCAAGAATACCAGCGCCTACAACCAACGGACCTATCTTTTTAGCGCGATCACTCATTTTAGATTTAGGCTTTGCCGCTGTTTTAGGTGCAGCCTTTTTAGCAGCCGTTTTAGCCTGCGTTTTTGTTTGAGGTCTTGCCGCTGTCTTAGGTGGGGCTTTCTTAGCTGCCGCCTTTGGCGCTGCCTTTTTAGCTGCCGCTTTAGGTGCAGCTTTGGGAGCCGCCTTCTTTGCCGCTGCTTTTGGCATACGCTTTGATGCTGCACCTTCCTTTGTAGGTTTAGCTGCTGGCTTTGGTGCTGCTTTAGGTGCAGCCTTTTTAGCTGCTGGCTTTGGTGCTGCTTTAGGTGCAGCTTTCGGTGCCTGCTTACCTTTAACTACTTCTTTAATAGCCTTGATTGCATCCGCGCCTTTTTTACCACGGAATGCAAGCTGCCCTGC